CGGCGGCGGCAAGACCACCACTTGCATCTTCGCCAGCCAGGCCTTTGCCGCTTCCATGCCGACGTGCCGCGACGGCGTGGTGCGGGCGAAGGGCGTGGTGGTGCGCGACAGCTTCCGCACGCTGGAGAAGACGACGCTGGCGAGCTGGTTCACCTGGTTCCCGAAAGACCACCCCAGCTGGACCTTCACCGGCGGCAATGACCGGCCGGCGGTGCACACGCTGCGCTTCCGCCTGTCCGGCGAGCGCGTGCTTGAGAGCATCACCGAGTTCGTCGGCATCGGCGCGAGCCGCGTCGAGGATATCTTGCGCGGCTGGGAAGGCACATGGGGCTGGCCGAATGAGGCCGACCTTATGTCGTCCGACGTGGTTGACTATCTAACCCAGCGTATTCGCCGCTACCCGTCCAAGAGACTGCTCCCCGATGGCGTCGACCCGCCGGGGCAAATACTGATGGATTTCAACGCGCCCGATGTCGACAACTATCTGCACGACAGATTAGTCGAGAACAGGCCCGAGGGATGGGCGTTCTATGCCCAACCGGGCGGGCTAGACCCCAGCGCGGAAAACCTGAACAACCTGCCGCGCGACTATTACCAGCGTATGATGGCGGGCAAGCAGGACTGGTGGACGCGCCGCTTCATTCACAACAAATGGGGCTACTCCCGCACGGGCACGCCGGTCTATCCCGAGTTCAACGAGAGCCTGCACGTCGCGAAGAAGGAGCTGGTGCCGGACCCGCGCCTGCCGATCAAGATCGCCCTCGATGCCGGCGGCCACCCCTCCGCGGCGATCCTGCAGCCGCTGCCGAACGGCCAGATCCGCATGACGGACGAGCTGTATCTCGGGCAGGGTGTCGGACCCACGCGCTTCGCCAAGGCGCTGGTGGCGCTGCTGCTGCAGCGCTATCCCTCCTGCCCGCTGCTGCCCGGCGTGTGCGACCCTTCCGCCATTCATGGCGCCGACCGCGAGGAAGGCGAGATGTCGTGGAACGAGATCATCGGGCAGGCGCTCGGCATTCCCGTGCTGCCGGCGGCGTCGAACGATATCGGCCTGCGCACCGACGGCGTGCGCCACCAGCTCACCACCATGATCGACGGCCACCTGCCGGCCTTCGTGGTGTCGCCGCACTGCAAATGGGCGGTGCGGGGCTTCGCCTATGGTTACCGCTTCGTGCGCGTCGGCGCCAACCCGCAGGGCAATTTTCGCACCCTGCCGGAGAAGAACGAATTCTCCAATGTGCAGGATGCGATCCAGTACGGCGTGATGGACCTGGTGGGGCTGCACGGCATCATTGCCAAGGCCGCCGGCGCCGGGCGGGCACGCCAGCGCGACGCGCACCCGGCGCAAAGCCAGCGCCCCGGCGACTTCGACGTGTTCGCGATATGAGCGCGCTCACCCTCGCCGCACCCTGCACCCGTGTTGACCTTGCCGAGATTTATGGCGAGGTCGACGCGACCCTATGGACGCTCGCCTGCCACCAGCTCCGCATGGGCCCGAGCTACGCCGTGCGCGGCGGCGACGGCCGCGCGCTGTTCGTTGGCGGCTTCATCCCCACCGGCGACTGCTGGGAATGCTGGTTTCACGCGGCGCCGGCGGCGGCCGCGCACATGCTCGCGCTGCGGCGACTGGCTCGGTTGACCTTGCTCGATCTGCCGCACTGTGACCCTCGGCCGGTGGAGACGATCGTGCGCACGCCGGCCGGCGCGCGGATCGCGCGCATGCTCGGCTTCTGCCGGGTGACCGTGGGCGACGGGCTCGAACTGTGGAGATGGCGAGCATGAGCAACGTGGTGAAATCGGTTTTCGGGGGCGCCGACACCGGCGCGGCCGAGCGCAGCGCGCAGGGTGCCGCGCTGGCGTCCGTGCTGAAGCGCGAGGGCGATGTGTCGAAGGAGCTGGGCGCCACGGGAGGGCGCGGCCGCCGGCGCGGGCGCCAGCTGCTGACCTATCTCGGCGACGATGGCGGCCAGGCGTCCCTGAACTGACGCGGAGGATGGCGCGTGGCGCTCAAGGTCAAGGATCTAAAGGAACGTCGCGCGCAGGCCGAACAGGAATGGTCGGTGCTGAAGCCGCTCTATGACGAGGCCTATGAGTTCGCCATCCCCTTCCGGCGCGGCATCCGCGAGACCGGCAAGGGCGACAAGCGCACCAATCGCATCTTCGACATGACGGCGACGGCCAGCGCGTTTCGCGGGGCCGGCCGCCTGCAGCAGGATTTCTGCCCGCCGGGCGAACCCTGGGTGAAGTACGAGCCCGGGCCGCTGGTGCCGCCCGGGCGTGAGCGCAACAAGCTGGTGAAGCAGCTCGCGGATATCAGCGAGGTGGCCGGCTCGCTGTTCCAGACGGGCGAATGGGACATGGCGTGCCATGAAATGTGCCTCGACCTGCAGGCGGGCACCGGCGCGCTGATCATGGACGACGCGCCGACCAATAATCGCGGCCGCCTCGCCGCCTTCTCCTCCGTGCCGGCGGACGAGGTGCTTCTGGAAATGGGGCTGTTCGGCGATATCGTCGGCCGCTACTGGTGCCGAAAGGTCAAGGGGCGGCTGGTCAAGGCCGCGTGGCCGAAGGCGGAGCTTTCCGCCAAGCTGGCCGAGCGCATCGGGAAGGAGCCCGACAAGGACATCGAGGTCCACCAGGACACGACGTTCGACTATGAGACCGGCAAGTGGACGCTGCACTGTTCGCATGACGACGACGAGGCGCCGTTCTGGACCCGCGAGTACCGCACCTCGCCGTGGCTGACCCCGCGCTATTTCCGCGTACCGGGCGAGACCTGGGGCCGTGGCCCGATCCTGCTCGCCATGCCGGCGATCAAGACGCTGAACAAGGCGCAAGAGCTGACGCTGAAGGCGGCGGCGATCACCATGCTGGGGATCTACACCGCCACCGAGGACGGCGTGTTCAACCCGGCGACCGCCGTGGTGGCGCCGGGGCAGTTCTGGAAAGTGCGCTCGAATGGCGGCGTGCTGGGGCCGTCTATCTCCAAGCTGCCGGAACCGCGCATCGACCTCAGCAATATCGTGCTGAACGAGCTGCGCATGGGCGTGCAGACGGCGCTGATGGACCAATCGCTGCCGCCGGACGGCGCGGCGGTGCGCTCGGCGACCGAGATCCTGGAGCGGGTGAAGCGCCTCGCCTCCGACCACCAGGGCGCGGCGGGCCGGCTGGTGCATGAGATCGTGGTGCCAGCGGGCCAGCGGGCGCTCGAAATCTGCTACGACGCCAAGGTCATCCCGCACATGATCGAGATCGACCAGCTGCTGGTCAGGACGCGGGTGACTTCGCCATTCGCTACGGCGCGCTTTGCCGCCCGCGCACAGGCCGGCGTGCAGTGGATCGAAATGGCGATGGCGATCGCCGGCCCCTATTCCGACCTGATCGTGAACAAGCCGCAGGCGCTGATCGACATCGGACGCGGCCTCGGCGTGCCTGAAAGCTGGATCCCGACCGAGGAACAGCGCGGCGCGATCATGGAACAGGTGTCGGCGCTGGTGGCGAAGGCGCTGGCCGCCGGCGAGGCGCAGGGGCAGGCGCAGCAGCAGGCCGCGCCGCCGGCCAATGCCGGCGCGGGAGCTTTGGCATGAAAGAGGTCAAATTGACGCCCGGCTACTACTGGGCCAAGTGGCGGATTGCCGCCGACGAAACCCATGAGGGCGATGAGCTGACGCCCTGCAACGAGTGGGAAATCGTTCAAGTCAACGACAACAACGGCGAGCCGGGTAGCGGTGAAGAGTTGTCCGTCGCCGTTCCCGGCGTGCGCGAGACGCAGTGGCCCGACTGTTTCGTCTGGGGGCACCGGGTTGCCGACCTCAATGCGGGCTCTCGGAAATGAGCGATTTTCTGCACCCCGAGCGGGAGCCCGGCGGGCTGCTCGACATGTCCCGCATCATCGCCCAGGCCGACAGCATGGGCTGGGAATGGTTCGACGGGCTGGCACCGGGCGCGGCAAAGGGCGACCCGAAGGCGATCGCGCTCGCCATCACGCGCGGCGGGCGCCTGAGCGAGGCGTGCGTGCGGCTCGCCGGCAATGCTGATTTCCAGCTGCTGCTGGAGCACTTCGTCGACACCACGATCCTGCAGCCGGTGCAGTACATCGCGCTGGGCCTGCCGATCGACCAGACGGCGCTCAACGCCGCCCGCCGCGAGGGCGAGAACGCCCTTGTGTGGAAAATCCTCAAGCTGATCGCCGAGGGCCGAAAGCAGCCCATCGGCCCCACCCCCACGGAGACGAACGATGTTCACGAGGTATCAGGGACTTTGGGCGATGGTGCTGCGCAACGCGGACGGCGGCGCCGGCGGAAGTGACGGCGGCGCCGGCGCGGCGGGTGCCGGCGGCGATGGCGGCGCGGGGGCGGCCGGCGCAGGTGGCGCTGGTGGTGCTGGTGCTGCCGATCCTTGGAAGCGCGACTTCCTGCCCGAGAGCATGTACGGCGCGACGCCGGAGGAGACGTTCGCCAAGGTCGCCGATGCGTGGAAGGGCCTGCGCGAGGGCGAGAGCAAGCGGCCGCAGCCGGGCAAGAGCGCGGACGAGTATGTGTTCGACGCCTCGAAGAACGAGAAGATCGCCCGCTATTTCAGCGACGCCAACGACCCGCTGATGAAGGTGGCGAAAGAGGTGGCGCACGCCATCGGCATGCCGAAGGAGCATTTCTCCGGCTTCGTCGGCCAGCTGTTCGAGAAGGCGGCCGACGCCAAGCTGCTCGGCACGCCCTATTCGCCGGAGGCCGAGGCGCGCACGCTGGGCGAGCGGCTGGCGCCGGGCAAGAGCTGGGCCGAGGCGAAGCCAATCGTGCAGAAGGCGCACGCCGACGCCCTCGGCTTCACCGAGGTGCTGGGCCAGCAGCTGCAGCTTTCCGACGGCGCCAAGGGCCTGCTCGGCGCGCTGGTGGACGAGGCGGACGGCGTCGAGCTGGTGAACGCCCTCGCCGGCTCGATGAAGCAGGTGCCCGGTTTCACTCTGCCGGGCGTGAAGGGCGGCGACGCCGGCGGCTGGACCAAGGAAAAGCTCGATGCCGCCGCGACGGACGAGCGCTATTCGCCCTACTCGCCGAAGTACGACATAGCCTACCGGGCGCAGATCGACGCCGCTTTCCGCCAGTTCTACGGCAACTGAGGCCGGCAGCTTCAGTTGACGCACGCCCGGCCGCGCGAGGATCGGTGCATTCCAGGGAATGCCCCGCGCGCGGCCCGGCCTTAAAACCCCGGCGCCGCAAACGGCCCTCGTCCCCGGAAGACCGGCAATCTTCCACGCGAAAGGGACACCCGCCATGCTTCTGGCACCCAACTGGTTCGTCGAAGAATACCGCAGCAATGTGCGGCACCTCTTCCAGTCCAAGGGCTTCAAGCTCAAATCCACCGTCACGCCCGAAGGCTCGATCACCGGCAAGACGGTGAAGTGGCCGTATTTCGGCACCTTCGAGATGCAGGAGAAGACGCGCGGCGGCGAGACCCCGCCGGCGAACCCCGAGCAGAACATGCTCTCGGCGGACCTGAAGGACTATGACGCGCTCTACGAGATCTTCGAGCAGGATCTCACCAAGATGACCGCCAATGAGCGCGCCGCCGCCCATCAGGCGGGCGGCATGGCCGTCGGCCGCCGGTCCGACAGCATCATCATGAACGCGGCCAATGATGCCGTGGTCGCCGCCGGCAACAAGACCTTCGGCGACGGCACCGGCGCCTTCACCCTCGAAGTCGCGATGACCGCCAGCGAGGCGCTGGCGGATGACGACCAGATCGACTGGGACGGCAATGTCACCGCCGTCATCCCGTGGCGCTGGTTCAACAACCTGATGCTGTACAAGCAGTTCAACAACGCGGAATGGGTCGGCGCCGCCGGCCTCGGCTTCCCCACGGGCACGGTGGGCAAGCGCTGGAACAATGTCAGCTGGATCCCCTTCCAGAAGAAGGAACTGCTGATCCCGGCCAGCAACCAGGCTTACGGCTTCATCTATCACCGCGCCGCGCTCGGCTATGCCACCAATTACGAGGGCAAGGTGACGATGGCCTGGGACAACCGCAAGGCCTGCTGGACCACGCGCTTCGACCTGCAGGCCGTCGCCATGGCGCTCTATCCCGGCGCCTCCGGCATCCGCCGCCTGCACTACGCCACCAACACCGCGATCACCCGTCCGGCCGAGCCGACCACCACCGTCGCGTGATGTCCCGCGCCGCGCTGTTCCTCAGCGCGGCGCCCGCTTTTGCCCCTTCACAGCTGAGGATTTCACCATGGCTCTCGTTCTGGACAGCCTCATCGCCTACCGCGCCGGCGCCGCCATCAAGGCCGCCGGCGCGCGCACCTGCCGCCTCTGGCACTACGCCACCAATGACGATTGGGCGACGGTCTCCGCCGCCGGTTACTGGAACGGCGCCCGGGCGCATATCGGCCCCGGCGACATCGTGCATATCTCCGGCGACCTCGATGGCACGCCGTTCTACCGGAGCATCATGTTCGCGACCGTGCCGGCCTCCGGCAACGTGACCACGGTGCAGGTCGCCAACGCCTGACGCTTCCCGAGCGGACTGCCCCGGCGCTGGCGTGCCGGGGCCCTTTTTCATCCGGAGCGTGCCATGCTGGAGCCGATCGACGTCGTGAACGAGGCCGCGGTGCTGTGCGGCGCCACCCCGCTGATGAGCCTCGACAGCGAGACGCCTTCCGCCCTCGCCGGCCGGCTCGCCTATGACCGGCTGCTGGGGCACATGCTCGGCATCCACTGGTTTTCCTTCTCGCTTTCCACCCGGCAGCTGGCGCGCCTTTCCGACGCGGTGCCGCTGACCGGCTTCAAATATGTGTTCGCCCTGCCGCCGGAGCGGGTGGGCAACCCGCGCGCCATCATCGCCGACATCAAGAACTCGGGCGCGCTCTATCCCCACTGGCTGCTGGAAGGTGACCAGGTGCATGCGGACGATGACCCGCTATTCGCCAGGATCCGCCTCAAGGCGCCGCCGCGCCTGTGGAGCGGGCCGTTTCGCGAAGCCTTCACCGTCGCCCTCGCGGCCAATTTCGCGCTCTCGCTGAAGCGCAACCGCCAGCTTGCCGCAGACCTGAAACTGGAAGCCTTCGGCCCGCCCTCGCTCTCCGATCGGGGCGGCAAGATGCTGGCCGCGATCCTCGATGACGCGCAGTCGACGCCCTCGATGGAGCACCCGGTGACGGCCTATGACCCGCTGACCTCGGCGTGGAGGTCCTGACATGGCGGGCCAGCCCGGGCGCGAGCAATCCTCCTTCGCCAGCGGCGAGCTTGGCGACCTGCTCGCCGAGCGCCGCAACATCAAATATTACCGGTCCGGCCTGAAGCGGGCGACGAACCTGGTCGTGCACCCGCAGGGCCCCGCGCGCCAACGCGCCTATACCCGCCAGCTCTCGCGCCGGCGCTTCCTGATGGAGACGGTGAGCCTCGCCGGGGCGACGTTGGCGGCGCCGAATGGCGGTACGGCGACGAATGTGGCGGACGGCAATGCCGGCACCGCGCTGGTCAGCAATGTGATCGTTGGCGGCCCGCATGTGCTGCTGACGGTGGCGTTCCCCGCGCCGGCGGCGATCGCCGCCGTTGACGTGCTGGCCTATCGCTGCAGCACCGGCGCCGGGCGCCTCGCGGTGCAGTACCAGGACGCCGGCGGCAATTGGGTGGACTTCAACCTTTCCCGCAAGCTGATCGCCGCCATTCGCAGCCGGCGCTTCTGCGCCCCGCCGCAGGCCCCCGTCATCGCCTCGGCATGGCGGATCGTTGCGCGCGAGCTTTCGCTCGCTGCTGCCGTGCAGATGGGCGAGGTGACGTTCTGGCGTGAGAGTACGACCTATGGGCCGGCGCGGCTGCGCCCGTTCAGCTTTTCGCGCACGTCTGCCTACGACCTGGTGCTGATGCAGGGGCATGGCGATGTGTATTCGCAGTCCGGCGCGTGGCTGACCGGCTTTTCGCTGCCGCACACCGGCGACGAGGCCATGGGCCGCTGGCGCCAGCGGCTGAACACCGGGCTGCTGTTCTCGCGCACGCGCCAGCCTTGGCGGATCTTCCGCGAGAATGACGACTATGAGTGGGAAAGCTCGGCGGCACCGCTGGAGAAGCTGCCCAATTTTGACTTTGGCGACACGGTCTACACCAACGCCGTGCCGGCGCGGTGGCGCCTTGACTTCTTCAACACCTCGCCCTTGACGCTGTTTTCGCTCTCCATCGAGGGAGATGAGACGCCGGGCATGACGGTGGGCGCCTTCGCCGGCCTCGCCGCGCCGCTGAAGGCGGCGCTTGAAGAACTGCCCTCCATCGAGCCCGGCCTTACCGTGACCGCGTCGGGCGACGGCACGTCCACCTATGGCTTGGCGACTGTCACTTTCACCGGCGCCGGCAATGAGGGGCCGGTGAACATCGGCGCCGTGCGGGTGCTGAACAAAGGCGATGCCGCCATTTCGTGGAACCGTGAGGTGCGCGGCGTCGCCGGCGGCGAGCCGATCTATTCGGCGGCGCGCGGCTGGCCCGGTTGCGGCATCTTCTATCAGCAGCGGCTGCTGCTGGGTGGCGCGCAGCTCACGCCGAACACCGTGGCGCTCTCCGTGACCGGCCAGTTCTATGACTTCAACACCGAACTGTCCGCCGCGTCTGGCGCCTTTCTCGCGCCGATGGACACGGAACAGGACGAGGTGATCGAGGACATGCTGACCACCCGGGCGCTGCTGATCTTCACCAGCCGCGCGGAATACTGGGTGGCGAACGCCGCGCTCGACAAGACGCAGCTGCTGAACCCCATGCAGGCCTCCGCCCATGGTTGTGCCGCCGGCGTGCCTATCCTTGAGAATGAGGGCGCGGCCATCTTCGCCAATCGCGAGGGGTCGGTGCTGTGCGAGTTCCGCTATAATGAGACCGACCAGACCTATGTGACGACGCGGCTTTCGCTGCTCGCCTCGCACCTGGTCGACGGGGTGAGCGACCTCGCCTTGCAGCGCTCCAGCCGCTTCAACGACGCCAATGTGCTCGGGCTGGTGCAGTCCAATGGCGGCATGCGGCTGGTGACGCTGCTGCGGGAACAGGACGTGACCGCGTTTTCGCTCGTGGTCACCGACGGGCTGTTCCGCGCGGTGAGCGTCAATGCGGCCAACCAGATGACCGCGCTGGTGGACCGGCCGGTGAACGGCCAGACGGTGCAGTTCGTCGAGCGCTTCGAGGACGGCCTGCTGGTCGACCAGGCGGTGACGCGCACGCTGGAGCCGGCGGCCGCGATAGTGACCGGCCTCGCGGACCATGAGGGTGCCAGCGTCTGGGCGATCGGCGACGGCAATGTGTTCGGTCCCTTCACCGTCATCGGCGGCAGCATCACGCTGCCGAGGACGGTATCGAGCGTCACCATTGGCCGCTGGTCCCCCTTCCTCGCCGAGACCCTGCCGCCCACGCGGGAGATCGGGCCGGAAATCGTGACGCAGTCCAAGATCGGCTACGCGACCGTGCGCGTTTCGCTGCAGGACACGACATCGGTAGCGCTCGCCGCCAATGGTTCCGCGCCGCAGGATCTGCCGCTGCGCGACTTCGGATCCAGCATGGACGTGCCGGAACTCGCCGCCGGCTTCACCGGCCTGCGCGAGCAGTCTGGTTTTCCGAACTCGGATGACCGCGCGAGCATCGTCGTCACGCAGCTGCGCCCGGGCCGCATCACGCTCCGTTCCATCGTTGGCGAAGGAGACCAGTAATGGAAATCGCCCTTTCTGCCATCGCGGCAATCGGCAGTGCCTTCGGCGGTGCCACGGCCGCCGCCATTCCCGCCAGCGCGGCCGGCGCCTCGCTCGCGATCGAAGGCGCCGGCGCGGCGCTCGCCTCGGGTGGTGCAGCGGCCGCCGGTGGCCTCTCCTCGCTGTTCGGCGGGCTCGGCACCGCGTCTTCCATCCTCTCCGGCGGCGCCTCCGTGCTCGGCGCCATGCGCTCCATGGCGGCCGGCGACGAGCGCGCGGCGGAAATGGAAACCCGCGCGCTCGATGACCGCTTGCAGGGTTCGCAGCGCCGCGCGCGCTTTGCCCGCGAGGCGATCGACCTTGTTGGCGGCAACGACGTGGCGGCGGCCGCCGCCGGGCTCGACCTCAGCTACGGCCAGGCGGCCGATGCGCGCGGGCGGGTGCTTGAGGATGTGACGCGCGAGGCCGGCTATGACCGGCAGCAGGAAGATGTGCGCGGCATGGGCTATCGCCGCGCCGCGCGGCGGGCGCGCTCCTCCGGCCAGCTGCAGGGCTTCCTCTCGCTCGCCGAAGGCGGGCTTGGCCTTGCCGGGAGGTACTGATGGCGCGTCAATCCCTCAAGATTGAGCAGTTTCTTGGCCAGGCGCAGCTGGGGACGGCGACGCCGGGCATTTCCTCCATCGTCGCGGCCGAGGCGGAGGGCATTGACGGCCTTGCCCGCCGCCTTGCCCGCACCGCCGACCAGGCCGCCGCGCGCGAGGGCGAGCTTGCCGGCACGCAAGCCGGGCTGGACGGCAAGCCGGCGCTGAAGGGCGGCAGCGGGATCTACTCGCAGTCCTTCGACCAGGCGGCGGTGCGCACCTATGCCGACCAGCTCGACACCAAGCTGTACCGCGCCGCCGACGAACTTGCCCGCCAGCACGAATATGATCCGGCCGCCCTGCGTACCGGGCTTGGCGAGCTGAAGGCGCAGATGATCGAGGCCGACGTGCTGCCCGATGCGCTGGCCCGCGCCGCCTTCGAGCGCAGCTTTGCCCGTGTCGAGCTGGGCCATGTGCGCAGCGCCGAGCGCGCGGCGCAAACCCGCGCCGAGCAGCAGCAGGCCGCCGCCGCCACCGAGGCGCTGACCGCGAGCCGCGCCAATCTGGAGCGGCAGGGCTATGCGCTCGGCATGGACCCTGACGGGCTGGAAGCGACCGACCAGGAGGTGAAGAAGGTCGCCGGCATCGCCGAGCGGGCGGAAGCCTCCGGCGCCATCACCCCCGGCACGGCACGCCGGCTGACCACCACGCTGGAAGCCGACCGCGCGACCGCTCACCTGAAAGGCGCGTTCGATCGCCTGCCGGCGAGCGAGCGCAAAGCCTTTATCGAGCAGCAGACGGCCGATTTCAAAGCCGGCAAGGGCCTTGCCGGCAAGCTGGATCTAGACGGTTTCGAGAAGCTGACCGGCGCCTTTGAACGGCAGATGAATGCCGACCAGGTCGACACGACCCGGGCGGCGAACGCGCTGCGCACGCAGGCAACGGCGATCCAGAAGGTGGCGAGCGAGGGCTATGGCGTCGCATCCGAGCAGTGGTCGACGCTGGAGACGGCGGCGGCCGCCGTGCCTGGTGGCCCGGAAACCGTGGCGATGCTCCGCAAAGAAGCCGACTGGTTCCACACGCTCGCCGGCCGGTCGGCGGTTGAGGCCGAAAGCGCCGTGTCTGGCCTGAAGGCGCGCACGGCCGAGGAAGGCGCCACCACGCTCGGCGCCGAGCGCAACCGCCGGGCCGATGCATTCCTCAAGAACATGAACACCCAGCTGAAAGATGATCCCCTCGGCTGGGCTGAACGTGCCGGCGTCGTCAGTGTGCCGCCGATCGACTTCGCCGACCCGTCGACACTCGCCGCGCGCGGCGATGCGGCCGAGGCCGTGGGTGCCCATTACGGCGCGGCACCGGTCTATCTGCGCCCGGCGGAGCGCGCGGCGCTGGCGCGCAATGTGGAAATGGGCGGCGACGCCA